TAAGAAAAGGTTTGAGTGCCGGTATCTTTGGTGGCGATCTGAGGGAAGAGCCGGTATTTCCGAAGGCTCCGTCAGGCGGCACAGACGCTGAGAAGGCTGCACTTCAGGAATACTATGATTCATCAGAGCCGTTTGAGTCTCCTTCTGGACTCAACTCTGATGAGTGGGCTAAAGTGCTGAAGGTGCTTGAGCGAAAGTGGCAGACTGAAGGCACCCTGCAATATGTTTTGGCTAACACCCACACACGTCCAGTTCCACAAGAATTGTTAGACCTACTAAAACGGTCTTCACGCAAAACATGGAATGCAATAGAACGCTCAAGCAAGGCTCGGGCTGCTTACTTAGAGCAGTTGGATAAAGAACAGTTGGCTACAGAGTCTACTCAACGTAACCTGCGCCCTGCTGCCGCTGATAATGTAATCCCAACAACAGAGCCAACTAAGCCTACCTGGGTTGGGCGACAACTTGGCGGTCAATAGTATGGGTGCTGAAATCACCTGATATTGCAACCTAATATAGAAAACGGTACTATTGCTTTTACAACTGAATAAGGTTTCAGGGGGAGCCTGTATAGGCTTTACATATTTTTACGAGGACTTTTATGGTCACACCAAACACGGTTGAGACTTCCTCTGAGAATGAATCCTCCCCGGCAATCGACGATTCCCTCCCTACAGGGGACGAACCTGTTGTTCCAGATAATTGGGACGAAGTGAAAGATGAAGCAGGAACGGACGCAGTAGCGACGGAAGAAGTTGAGAGTCCTGGCGACGAAGCAATCTCCGACGATAGTACACCCGTAACCCAAGAAACCTCAGAGACAACCGAAGTAGAAGTATCGGCTGACACTGGGGAACTACCCGAACAAACCGCTGAATCTGGGAGAATGAGAACCCAGGAAGAGTGGTCGAAGCGGGAGTCAACCATCAGGCAGCGTGATGCTGAAAGAGAATCTGAAGTGCAAGGCCTGCGAGAGCAGGTATCGCAACTTCAAACGACTTACGCAGATCAGGTACTGGATGCGGAAGTTCGTGGCTATGCACAATCACTGGAAACCCAGTTGGTTTCAGAAGGCTACGATGATGCGGCAGCTAAAAGGCTAGCGACACAGCAGGCCAATGCAGCCAAGGCTTCGTATCAGGCTGAACAGAAGTCACAGGTTCTCGAACAGCAGCTTCAGCACGCGAACCAAGCTGCTGAAACAACTTCTAAGAACGCTTCGGTTAACGAGATGATGAGGCAGCACGGGGTTCCTGAAGCGCAACGAGCATTGCTCCAAGGGTATTCAGACCCCGCTCTGCTGGTAGAGGCGGCAAGGGTTCTCGGCGAAGCTGAGAATTTACGAAAACAACAAACGGAAACCAGGCGAGCAGAAGTTCCTGCCGGTGGCGAATCTAATACATTCGACGGTGGCGTTGGGCGTGGTGGCACTGTGACTGACCAGCAATGGTTGAACACGGTGTACGCAGAGGGCAATTCTAACGATCATGCCCGTGCGAACAAGATCATGCGCTCAATGGGAATCAACCTTGGCTAGTTTCAAGGGAAAATAAAAAATGGCAACCGGAATTACTATCACGGATAGTCTGAGCGATTCCCTACCAACGGTGGTGAGTGCGGCTCGACAGGTTCGTGAGTATAAAGGTGTAATGACCCAGATCGTTGACAAGCAAACGCTTGGAGCCGGTGTGGGTAACAACTGGCGAGAGATTGACCTTGCCAAGTTGACTGCACAAACAATCACAGAGACTACTGAGGAAGATAACCCACAGGAACTCTCTGACAGCGCAATCTCAGTAACTCCGAGTATTATTTCGGTTCACACGGTTGTAACAGACCGAACAGCCCGAAACATCTCGAAGAATGTTTTTGCGAAAGTTGGCTCACTTGGTCAACATGCAATTGAACGACAGAAAGACAAGGACGGCCTAACTGTTCTTGACGGCGCATCCACTTCTCTTTGTGGTGCGGGCACTACTCTTACTGCTGGTCACATTGCAGCCGCTGCTTATCGCATTCGCGGCAACACGAGTGAGCCTTGGGACGGGCCTGTTGCATTCGTGCTTCACTCCTTCCAGATGAAAGACCTGTTTGACCAACTCGTAGCGGGTGTCGGCACTTACGACATCTCCAGCGGCGTTACAGCCGACGTGTTCAAGAACTCGTTTAACCTTCCTATAGCAAACGCACAGGCACACGTTGATGACAACATCAGCATTGACAGTGCGGATGACGCTATAGGTGGAGTATTTGCATCTGGTGCAAACGGTGCGATTATTTTGGTTCAGGCTCGAATGCCTTGGGTCAAGACTATTCGTAACGAGAAACTTGGTGGCGGTGCTACTGAGGTTCTTCACAGGGACGAGTTTGCTTACGGAGAACGCTCTTCAGGCAACTGGCTCTACGAAATCAAATCGGACGCAACTGCTCCTACATCGTAGGACAGTAAATCATTAGTCCCAAACCCGCCTTACGGTTAGGGGACGAGGTAATAAAAATGGCTATTAATGCACAAGGAGAAGTAGGACGTATCCGACTTTTCAACGACTTCTTTGGAGTCGGGAACACTCTGGCACTAACCGCTGACACAGCGGAACTGGGAGACTTCTACGCCGGTGGCGAGGGGTTTGAGGACGGTGACGCAGGTATTGCAGGTAAGGACGCGCTTTCGGGCGTTGTAACGATTACCTCTGCCGATACCAACGCTGACACGACCTTCATCGGCACACACATCGGTTTTGATGTTGCGCTGATGGGGACGCTCGTGCTGGAAACTCGCGTTCAACTCCCTGACTTGGACACTAAAGAGATATTCTTTGGGCTGACCAGCATCCTTTCGGTTGATGAGCAACTTGAAGATATCGTCATCAATGCTTCGGGAACAACCATCACTATGCCTGCGGACTTAGTGGGGTTTTACCTGAGTTCTGAACTCACTGATGATGAAGACTGGCACGGTATTTACAGTGGTGGTACTGCTACGGCTTCAACCACTACTACTGCCGTTGATCTAGACGATGATGCTGTTGCCGGTGAGTGGCAAATTCTTAGACTAGAAGTTGCACCTAACGGCACTGCTCGTTGGTACATCGACGGTGACCTGAAGCAGACGGTTACAGGCGCATGTTCGACGACAACCGACCTGGCTGTCTGTCTTGCTGCTGCTGCTAATGCGGCTGAAATGGCTATCATGGATGTAGACTACCTTCTCGTTAAGGCAAACCGTGACTGGAACGCCTAGTAAACAACGCCCTCGCCCTTCGGGGCGGGGGCAATGTTTAGGCTAGAGGAATTGAATGATTGAAACGATTGTGGCCTCTGTTAGAAATGACGAGCCTGCGTTCTTGTTGCGCGAGTACGACGCAGACAAGCCTGGGCATGGTTCCCACCGATGGCAGGAACTAAGAGTTGTCAGAAACGATAGAATAGCAACGTATAAAGAGCCTCTGGGCAGGTCTGAATGGTTTGAAGGTTCTCGACCAATCAATATCATTGGGGGCGACCCGAACTCTGGTGCGGCTTATGAAACAGTAGGTAGTCTTCGTGATCTGGCAAATGAAATGCGCTTGAGAGGATTCTCTGAAGACGCGTATGATGTATCACCAACAGGGACACCTGAACAATGGGCAGAGGCATATCACGATGAACGTGCAAAACGTGCAGCCCGAGAAGGAAAGCAATAATGGCAGTCACAAAAGAACAACTGGCAACGATGGCAGATATGAGCAACGAGGCTCTTGAAGGAACTTCTGTTCACGAACTTGCGTTAGAAGCGCAGGATGTCATTGACGATACGGACGTGAAGGAAGGGCAGTTTGCCCACACTCCTACAGCTAACGACCCGTATGCAATGATTATCGAAGAGGCGTCATCGGCTGGGAAATCTGTTGTGTATGACATTCGTAACGGCGAAGCATCTATTGTTAACAACAACATGCTTGCCACACAGCTTGCTAAGACAGACCCGGACACCGGCAAGCGTGTTTTTACAACCCGTCGCTCCGATGCTCCTGAAGTTGTCTCAGGCGAATATCTCTGCCTGCTTCACGAGGAACACCCTGACCGTGAGTTTCACAAGAGGCTTGGTTTAGGCACATGTGACAAGTCCAACCTGCGTACATTGCTTGACGTGAGGACTCATGCCCAAAATCGTCATCAGCAGGAATGGAGCGCAATTTACGAGAATCGTGACCAGGAACGGGAAGAACAGGAACGTCGAATAAGGGAACTGACCCTATCGCAACTTGTTCCTGCCGCAGCAGACGCTGCTGCACAAGTCCCGGCTGCTGTTAATGAAGTACCAGAAACTTCGTTTTCAGCATATTCTGGAACGTGTCCTGACTGTGAATGGACAAACGATGCGACAAAGGCAACATCACGAAAAACGGCATACTACAGGCACAAGTCTAAAGTTCATACGGCATAGAGGTGCGTCATAGCAGTTCTGATATCGCAAACCAGGGAAGAATTAGCCGCATCCATTGGGTACCAATATGGGGGCTATGAGTCGCATACTGCCACATCTTCTGGCGCAGACGATCAATTTGTTGACTCCGAGTTGGACGCCACGGATGACTACATCAACGGCTGGTACTGGCGCGGGACGTCGGGAACCAATGACGAGGAAATCAGGCTAATCAATGACTATGCTGGCTCTACTACCACGGGAACGCTGCGTGGTGATGTTCTGGCGGCTACCGTAGCTGACGGGGATACCTACGAACTCTGGCACAGGGACTTAGACCCTACGAGGGTTCACAATGCTATAAACCGTGCAATACGTGCGATCCCAAGAAGAGGTGCCCCGCCGCTTCGTGATATCTCTATACATACATCTTCTGCGATAAACAACTTTTCCATTCCGACCTCGGTGGTTGGCATCAACAATATCCAAGTTCGCCTGAATCAAACCGAAAAGGTCATTGAGAACTGTGACGGCGCATGGTCTGAGTCTTCAGGTACTGGCGTAACAGTCTCTGCTGAAACGGAAGACCGGCGTGAGGGTGCTGCATCTAACAAGTTCGTGTTAACTGGGTCTGCCACTGCGGGAGACATCATCGCTTCCCAGAAGGTGAGCCTTGACCTCTCGAAGTTCACGCACGCTGAGTTCTGGTTCAAGTCCACAGTCACGCTCACTTCAGGTCAGGTGAAACTCGTTCTCTCGACTACGGCTAACGCTGCTACTGAGACAGAACTACTAAGTTTACCCGCTATTACAGCCGGTACATGGACATATGTAAGACTGGCACTTGCCAACCCGCTGTCTGACTCGGCGATTATTTCAGTTGGCTTTGAGTACGATGTTGACATCGGTGCGGTCACTTATCAGGTAGACGCAATCAGGGGCAC